ACGACGTGTGTTTTCTTTTCGTGTTCCCATTTGTATGAGAAACATATGATGTACCACTCTTTATTGTGCTCAATGACATCTTGTTGCCATTGGCCCCAGACATAACTGAGGTTGGGTGCTGTTTCTATATCGAAAAATAGAGTTTTAGCCACGGTTCCCCTAGGTTGGGACTGTTAGAAGCCTTATTAAAAGGGTACCTTCCCACCATGATCCGTTATCGGATAGTCGTTCGGGTTGCATGGATAAACGTTCTATAGTGACAGATTCTGAACGGGTGCCTTCTATGTAAGTGACTGTTACACCTGATTCCATGCGGTTACGAAGGTTAGTAAATACTGTGGCTGAGTCGTATGTTGTTGGTGCTCCACTGTTTCTTGATGTTAAAACTTGTTGACGTAAAACAATTGGAACAATTATTTCGTCTACTCGTTTAGGTGTAGCTACGCATGTTGTTTGCCAATCAGCGATGATTGGGCCGATAGTTGTGTCGTCTGTGTCTCTTGTCATTGTGATTAAAAACTTGTATGAGACAGATGATTGTGCTGTAAACGTGAAGTTACTTGACACACCCTGAGACAGTGTGAGCGTATCGGTTACGTTGTTATCGTTTGTAGCGCTGAATTGTATGCCACCTAAGAACGAGGCAACAGGGTCACCACGATAACTGTATGTGTTATGCCGATAGTCAATACCGCCGCTTTGCCGGTAGTCAACCTCACCAAATGTGTACTGTGCCCGATCCTGCCGCACTTCAACAGAACGTAACAATTTAGGAGCAACCGTTGACCACGACACTTCACCAATCGTCAACGTTCCAGTAGCTACTTTGATTCCAGTACCTGACTCGCCGTATACGCCATCAGTTGCTGCTGCAAAGTATGTTTTGTTTGCTATTCGTGCAATAGAAGTAACGTTGCCAGAACCTGCTGTCGATACTAAATCGCTTGCAAATGCTGGCACTAATGTTGATGTGAAATTTGTTAGATCAGCACGGTATAGTTGGCCGCTGCCGCTGCCCCACCAAACAAATCTGTTGTCAGCTTCTAGTGAAAATGCTTCCCCACCGTCATCTATCACGGGGCCAATTGTTACTGCCCCTGACTGTGTGTCTATTAATGCTGTGCGAAAACCAACGCTAGTAGCTACGACTAATATTTCTCCGTAAACAAGAATTTCGTTTATTGATTCTCCACGGGGCATTTGTCCACTAATAACTGGTGTTAATAGTGTTCCGTCTGAGGAATCAACGTTTATGTAATAAATGTTTCCAGTGTCATCAGTATTAGCTGCTGCATAAATGCCTGATGGCCCACCAGCGACAGACGCCCACGTTGTTTGGGCTAGTTGTGGTGTGTAATCCAATGAGCCTGAAAATTTTATGCCATTTGCAGTTAATTCAAAGATATTTGCGTCAGAAGCTGTTGCTCCGATCAAACGTCCTGCTGCGACTTTAATAATGTCAGCTTTTTGAGTGCCACTGGTAGGCCACGCATCAACTGTTGTTGAGTTGACTGCACACCTAGCTATTTTGTCGCTGTTTCCGAACGCTACATAGACGTATGAGCCGTCTGAGTCAAAGTCAGTAATAGTTCCTGACCTTGAAGGTGTCGATGATGCAAAATCTATTGAGTTACTTCCACTAATTGAGTAACTACCTGTTGTTGGATTAGAAATCCATGCCAAAGTAGACCCATAAGCCATATAAATATATGCGCCTATGCGTTGTACCTTTAAATTTGATGATGTTTGATTTAATTTCTCCTCAGTGATGGGGAGTAACGACAGTTCGCCTTTTGTCCACGGATTAACGCCACTAGAAGACTCAAAACGACGCCGATTACTGTCATCCAAATCAAAATGTTCCTGACCCGCACCTAAACTCCAATCTGTTTGTGAGCGAACCCATGCGCCTGTCGTATCTAATGTGTTTTCGCCGGGTTCTTTACTGTTGTCTCGTTGCTCACGTAATGCAGGAACTGTTGTACGGGCGTATTGAGTTGTGTCAACCATGTATGACACGCCATCTAATTCAATTGGCAACAACTCGGGGTTAAAAGCCATTAGTTTCCTATTGCGTTACGTTGCCAACTTGTTGGGTACATTGCAGCTAACCGTGCTGCTTCCGAATTAACTCGTGACTCCCTACGAACACGCAAATCTCGTAGTGACGCTGAAATTGCACCCGGTGGAACTTCTTCTGCTCGTCTATGCATGCCTTGTGCATCAACAAATTCTCTACGAATTGGAGCAGTAGACATTAACAACAAAGCTGCTCCAAGTGGAGGTAAGTCATATGCTGTTGTTTGTAACCCAGTAGCTGATTTTGCATCAGTTGTAGCTGCGATAAGCGTTAATGGAGACTTGTAACTTACTGTTACTTTCTTACCGGGCCACGCAGTGCCATGTAAAACAAGCGCTAGGCCGCTGCTAAACGCTGCTGTATCTCTATTTCTTTTAAGGGCCCATGAACGAATGTCAGGTTCCCGAGCTTCGACAGGTGTCGGGTCTGCGTATGTTACTGAATAAACTGATTGAACTGTTTCGTTAGTTAAACCAGCTAAATCGTAGCCATCTTGGGTTGCGTTGTAAGTAAAACTTGTTGTGTTCATTTTAAACAAGCCATTATCGGGAGTTGACAAGTCCCGTAAGTCGTTGTTTAACGCTTCGAGTATACGATGTGCAGGAAACTTAGGAGAAACACGAACAACGTCAGTAGCAGAATGAGTTTGAGCAGTCGAACCACCATAACCTCGCAAAACAGACACAGTTGTAGACGAAACTGCGGTTACGTACATCAATTCAGTGTTGATTTCGATGACAACACCTTTAACAATTGATCCTGCGAGCCCTTGAACAACCAATGTGCTGCCTGTTGTCGCAGGGCTAGGTGGTGTTGTTACAACGTCTAACTCTTCGACATAACCAGAAAGCAGCATGTCCCGTGTTTCGTCAATCCATCCTTGCGCAGTCATTATGTGCTCCCAAGAACGTCATTCAAAGCACGTTCTTTACGTTTAATATCGCTTTGGTTCCCCGTTAATACAGTCCCTGCTTGTGCTTCCCATTTAGTACCTGCATGTTTTTCTATATGTGCTGAACCATCAATGCCTTTAGGTTGTATCCCTTCAGCCCTAAGACGTTTGTAAGCTGCCATATCTTCCGCTTTAGATTCTTCTTTAGCTTTAGTTGCACTCCAGTTAATTTCTTTACCGTCATGCGTTCCTCTTGTTGGAGTAGCTGACGCAGCTATATGTACTTCACCAAAGTATTTGCGAACTACACCCCCACATGCGTCACATGCTCCATCATAAGTTTCATCGAAACCATGACGAATATCGTGTGACAATCCGCAATCAAGACAGCGGTAAACGTACATTGGCATTAAACACCTGCTCCTACATCAATCGGGTAACCACTTGCTTCTAACAATGATATCTCAGTAGCAGTAAGATCTGTAGGTGGCAGGTGCCCACCATAAAGTGTGCGTGTAATTGTTGAAGCGTCCACTGGGAAAAAGTTTTGAACTGAACTGTTATTAATAATAAAAAGATTCTCAGCTTTTAACCGTGGCCGAAAATGCCTAGCTAACGCATAAGCAGCAGGTGTTGGCTCGTTGTACTCAGCAATGGGCGACAATGTGTTTTCCATACCGGGGTAAAACGTATACATTTCTTCAGCAGCTACTTCAGTTACAACGCCAATACTGCCAACGCTTATATCTACGGTTACCACAACTGTTGGCACAGTAGCTGTTGTTGTAACCGTGGCAGGTCGTAAATCAACTACTGCTGTACCAGCAATTGTTCCAACGCCAGCAATTGTTGAAACGCTAAGTATGTGATCTGTTCTAAGAGTAGGAGTAGGCAAAGCGCCGACAGCGCTTAGATCTACTTCTTCAATATCAACGTAATTAGCAATTACACTTGGAGCAGGTAACGCTGCTACACCAGCAATCGTTGAAGCAGAAATGTTTGCTTCAATACCAGCAGCCGCTGAAAATGCAGTAGTAGCAGCAACAGTATCAACTGTCGCTACAATCTCAACAATACCTGTTTGCGATTGCCGGTATGTGTAGTTATTACTGTATGCAAGCCCAGATTCGCTGTACTGGACATTTACTTCATCTAAAACTGTTGCAGTAACAGCAATCGTCGCAGGGGTAACGACAAGAGGAGCACCATAAGCTACTCCAGATTCGCTATATTGAACCCCCGTCTGACGATACTGCGTCACTGAACAGCCTCATTTCTAGCTAGTAATCGATGCCGTTTCAGGGTCACCAACTTTACGAGCGGCCACACCCTTACCGATAGCTACAAGAGCAGCTACTCCTGCAACTTTTAATGCGTCCATCCAATCTGGACCGGGTACTGCCATAGCTGCTACCCATGCCTGAGCAAATGTAGCGACAGCACGTTCTAAAGTATCTT